AAACCTATAGCAGGTTATTTAAACGGTACTGCATTTTCTGAAAACTATCAACCATTAGTAGATATTGGTGGAGATTATAGAACAAGACGTATCTATGGTGTTATGGCAGGATTTGATGAGCCACAGAAGATTGTTACTGGTCTACAGTTACTACAAGCTGGTGTTATAGATATAGAAACATTACAAGATAATATTGATGGTCTTGAAAATGTAGCTAAGGTACAAGAACGTATTAGAAAAAATAAAGCAGAAACTGTTTTATATGATTCAATACTTGCTAGGTCAGCACAAGGTGACATGCAAGCAACAATGGCTGCAATAGCTATATATGAAAATCCAGGTAATGTACTTGATATCCTAAGACAGTTTTACACTCCTGAAGAGCCACAGATGACACCTGAGCAAATGGCTATGATACAACAACAACAAATGTTAGCGCAACAAGGTGGACAACCTCCTACTGTTGCACAAGCATTAGGAATGTAATGGATTTTGTAGAGAATGAATTTTGGGACATGATTTATCAAGAATACGGTGTAACTGACGAATTAGATATACTTTCAGAAAATGTAACTGAAATTATAACTCCACAAAAAGGTATTATTATATTAATAACAAAGGAATTTTATAATGGCAAAGAATCGTACTAGAGGCGGTTATAGACAACCTAGTAATCCTGCTGCTGCAAGTGGACCAGGTGCATTGTCACAAAGAACTGATGGTGGTCCAGGTAGTACTAAACAACCTATACGTAGATTACCTGATGCAAAATCTGGAGAAAATAAAGCTTTTGTAGAAGGACAACAAGCAGTTAGTGGTTTACCTAGAACTGCACCTACAGGAGAACAAATAGTAAAACAAAATAAACCAGAAGTATTTACAGGTACAGAATTAGTAACACAAGACCCTAGAGCTGGTGGAGCTACAGGACAGAGTATTGGTATTGAAGAAATTGCATCTGCACAGGATGATGTAAATATTTTACTAGATGTATTAGATGCAAGAAATCAAAACAATATATATATTAAACAATTAAAAAATACACGCGCTAGACAAAATTATAACTTCATTACATAATGTTTAATGATATCTATGATATAGAAAACTTTGGTAATCAAAGTCAACGTCAAAAAGCACGTTATAAACAATATAATGATTACCTAGACGCAAATCCTAACTTTGAGCAAAGGTTTCTAGCCTTTACTGAACGTTATGCTGTATTACCTCCTGAAATACTTAAACCATTAGCAGAATCAGATATACCTGTAGACGCAAAGTCAGTACAAGATTTAACTGATTTATTTGTACAAGAAAAAGCTGTACAAGCTGCTAATGACTGGGCAGAAGTATCTAAAGATTATAAGTCTAAAGGATACAATGACGACATGACTATGAATATGTTACAAGTTTTTGGTATAGGTTATTTAATTGATAATGGTCTTTATGTTGCACGTAAAGCTTTAGAAGCTGTTACACCATTAGAAATACCTGAAGATGGTGGAGAATTTGATACACCAATAGGACAAATTGATTTAACACCTGAAGAGTTTACAAATCCAATAGAATTTGCAAAAAACTTATCTTTGTGGACTATAGCTACATTTGATGCAATAAGTGAAACATATGCTAAATATACACCTAGTTATCGTAGTTCTATACAAAAACCATTTATTGATAAAACAACAGGTGAATTAGTTACACCAGAAGAATATGAAGCATTAAGTCCTCTTAAAAAAGGATTACTTGGTATACCTGGTCTTAACTTATTGTTACCTGAAAACAAAGCTTTATTTAATGGTAGAACCTGGGCATATGCACAACAGATGAATGCTATGGATGAATACATGGAAAGAGGCGAAACACAAGAATATGCTCAACAATTTATACCTATTGACTTCCGTACTACAAATGTACAAAGTCTTGGTAAAAAAGGTGGTTGGTTACAAGAAACTAAAGATTGGATTTCGTTTGCACAAGAAGCTAAAGATAAAGGTGGAGAAGCTTATTTATTTGAAATGCTTAATCAAGTACGTTCTAGTCAACCAGTAAACTACAATAGAAACAATATTATTACTGTTGAAAGTTTAATGGCTAAAGATAGTCAAGGTAATTACAAACCAGAAATTCTTGAGTTAATACAACGTGGTTGGTCAGAACAAGATGCAGAAAGAATATACTATGCAAACGTAGGACAACCTATTGTTAAACCAAATGAAAATGGTGCTATACATTGGACATCCATACAAAGACCTCAACAAATAGAAGCTTTTGCTGGTAGAAAATTTATATACAATCCAGAGCTAGCACAAGAATATGCAGAAAATAAACAAGCTAATATGAATGAAATATTAGGAATACAAACACCATATTCTTCTGGTAGGTATCAAGCTTCTCTTCGATATGATGTAGGTAGTGATGAATACAAAACAATGTCTGGTTGGATTGATGGTTACGAAAGAATATTACCTGAAATAGCTGGTGGCGGAGCAATTAAGTTTTTAAAGAAAGCAAGCAAGCTTACCAAATCATTAAATAAATTAAATAAATTTGATGATACTGAATTATTTACTCCTGTTAAACGTGAAGAAATAATTACTGACTGGGTTAAAACTAACAAAGCTAATCCAGTAACAGGAGAAGCAATAGATGACGTAGATAATTTTATTACTAATTTTGATTATAAAGTAAAAGATAAAAATTTAGTTAAGGATTTAAGTGACACTGTTATTGGTGCAAGAAATAAAACTAACAAGTTACGTAAAGAATATGGTCTGTTTGGCGGTCGTGCAACAGGTATGTTTGACACAACAACAGAAAAAATAGTTAGTAAATTAACTAACGGTGGAATACTTGATAATTTAGTACAAAACAAAAGCTGGTCTCAATTAGACAACATTCCTTGGACACAAAAATTTCCTGAAAAAGTACAAGGATTAACTATCGAAATAGACAATTTAGAAGATATGCAAAGTTTATTTACTAAAATTTATAGTGACCAGGGCTTAAAACTACCTGGCATGAACGAAATATTTAAACTAGATACATTACCTAAAGGACAATCTAACCTGCTTAGTAGCGCTTTAACGGCTGCTAAAGGCACACCTGTTACAGTTCCTTCACTAGGTAGCATGGCTGGAAGAATGGCTAATAAAACTCTTAATGCTGTAGATAGTGTAGCTAATTTACCTAGACAATTTAATGCTGGTGGATTAAAAATGTTAAAACCAAAAATATTAGATGGTAAACGTGTTTTAGACAAAGAAGAATTTTATAGATGGAATAGAACAGGTGATAATAACTTAGGTAGAAACTTAGGATTTTATGCTGAATTTAGTGAAGGTATGTCACCTCAATGGCGTAAAATGTTATCTGTACAACCTTCATCATCTTTAAATTATTTTAGTAGACAAAAAGCATTTGAAACTTTAAAAAGACACTTGCGTAGTACAGGTTATGGTACAGCTAAAGCAGACATTATTTTGCAAGATTTTGCAAATATAAAAAACTGGTCAGTAAGTTCTGCTAATAAATTTGCTAAAAGATTACAAGATGCTGATTTACAGTTAGTAAAAGAACGTGCAGGTACAGCAAGATATGAAGTTATGAAACGTAGATTTGATGAATTATATAGAGATGAAACACAACTTAAAGGATATATGGCTGACCCAGAAGGTAATTTAGTCTATGATTCTTTTAGTCCTAAAATAACAAATCCAGATACAGGAGAAACACAGTTTATTCCTTCTGCAAGTTTATTATCAGAAACAGCAGACCAAGGTGCGCCATTAACAAACAATAGAATGATGAATAGGTTAATGGGTAGGTATTTCACAGAAATAGAACCTTTAATATCTAAACGAGGTTTTGCTAGTAATGCATTAGATAATATGAAAAACTTAATTGAAAAAGAAGGTTTTTTTGCAGGACTTAAAATACCTACTACAAAAATAGAAAATGATGCAGCTACAGCAGTTTGGGATTTTTGGACAAATACATACTTTAAACCTAAAGCTATTGCTAAACCTGCTTTGACACAGAGAGTTATGTTTGAAGAACAGTTAGCATTTTTTATACACCCTGATTTAACAAGTTTATTTGACCATCCATTAAAAACTTTACAATGGACTTATTCATATGGTCAATTACCAAAAGGTTCACTGTTAAAAAAATTAATGAAACAAATTATTGATTCAGGTGAAGATATAAACGATATAACTATGAGTACTATATTTCATGATGCTTTAGCTGCAAACTTTGGATATCAAGGATTAAATTACAAAAACATAAACAGTAAACTTGTTAATTATGTACCTGTATCTGCTGATAATCCAAAATCATTAGAAGGTTATATAGTACAGTATCAAAAACTTAGACATGATGATTTTGCTAGAAAAATTGTAGAATTAGGTTGGGGTACTGATGAACTTGCACAATGGATGGTAAGTAGTGATGCAGCAAAAATGATTGATAATTACATTGCCACTATGGGTTCAAGTATGAATAAATTGAAAACAGAAGAAGGTTTACTAGAACATCTTAATAAAATAGAAGCTAGCATCCGAATGAGAACAGGTATGTCTATGCAAAAAGGTAAACATTATGGTGTTTATGATGTAGGTCCAAAAAAAGGACAACATTGGTTCGATAATAGTTTTACCGATACAGGCGATTTAGAGTTACGTCAAGGAATTATTACAGGTAAAGTAGAAAAAGTTATTGATGGTAAAACAGTTAAATTTGATTTAGCACCAGATACTAAAGACGTTTTTGCTAAATATTCTATTAAACAAGAAAGAGACATGCGAAATGGTTTTAAACTTATAGTTGACCAAGAAACTTTTGATGCAGGTAAGGTATTAATTAAAGACCCTAAAATAGCTGAAAGTCAATTAGCAAAAGCAAATGAAAAGTTAGATTCTATGTTAAATAATACATTTAACTTTTTGTTATCAGAACCATTAGCAAGATTACACCGTTCTCCTAAATTTAAAGAATACAGATGGTTATATTTAACAAGTTACTTTGAAGAATTTACACCTAAATTACAGAAAGAACTTATTGCTGAAGCAGTTGCTGCTGCAATACCTAATAGCGTAATACAGTTGTTAAAAGGAACAGCTGCGCTTAAATCAGGTAAAATAGATAATTATCAAACTATAAGTGATTTAGCATCTAGCCACGCATTACATAGTCTTAAAGAATTGTTATATGATACTAAAACTAGACATAGAATATCTGAAATAGGTAGAAATATATTTCCATTCCCTGAAGTATTTTTTGAAATGGGTAGAAGATGGTCTAAGTTAACTGCTATGAATCCTTATTACATTAGACAAGGTGCAACTACTTACAAAGGTTTAAGAGCAGCAGGTAATGTTTATTCTTATGAAAATCAAGGTACATTTGTAAAAGACCCTGATACAGGTGAAGATATGTTTATTATGCCTTTTAATGCTAAATTTAATAACTTGTTATTTGGACAAGATAGTGCATTTAAAATGATTGCTAGA